GTTAGGCTGACCCAGCGTGGCTGAGAGGGGTAGGTATTCCACGAAGCCCTTAGAGTCTGCATGGACTCCGCCCGCACCGTTGTCCTCCCCGGCTGGTGCGGGTGTTCCTTTAACCAGAGAGTGCAATGTCACAAAAAAAGCCACTCACTCGCCACCAGATCCTCCTCCCGGAGGGTATATTCAAGGAGCTGTCTCAGCGCCATCACGGCTTGCCCACAGCGAAAATCATCCGCGCGTTGCTGCTCCACCACATGAAGCAACTCGACGCAGTTGCGCGCGGACGCACTGTCCCGGCAGAGCATATCAACATCGAGATTGAACTGGAGAAAATGGACGATGAGTGACATTCAAGAACTGTTCGCTCGCGACCCCCTGGGCCTCACCGACCCGGAACTTGACTCCCTCATCACCACCCTGCGGGGGATGAGGAAGAACTTCAACGCCACGGCTGCGCCTGCGAAGAAAGCCAAAGCCTCAGCAGGAGCCAAGCCCTCCACACTGAACCTCGACATTGAGCTGTAAGGGAGCGACACCAATGGACACGCACACTGCCACCACCCACCGAGGTTTGATCCTCGACACCGCGCGCAACCTCACCGAGGGCGATCGCGCCAAGACCTACGACACGCCCGAGGCCAACATGCAGGCCTATGCGCACCTCCTCACCGGCTATCTCCGGGCGTGCAATTTCATCGACCTCGACACCGAGATCACTGCCGAGCACGCGGCTATGTTCATGGTCCTCTCAAAAATCGGCCGCACCACCAACGAGTTGCTGCCCTTCCACTCCGACAACTACGTGGACGGCTCTGCATACATGGCGATCGCCGGCGAGATCAGCGCCATCCTCCGCGAAGAGCCGCACCATGTCAAGTAACTACGGGCAGATGTTCACCCCCTCGGGCGAGCAGTTCAAGTGGAACTCCCACTCCCTCGGCGCGTTCGACACCTGCGCTCGCTACTACCTCTACTCCGTGATCGAGGGATGGGAATACCCCGATCCGTCAGTCCACCTCGTGTTCGGGGGCTACTACGCTGACTCCCTGCAAGAGTATTACCTCTGCGTTGCCGGCGGAGCCACCCGCGAGGAAGCCATTCGCCAAACCATCCGCTCAGCAATGGTCAAGACATGGGATCAGGAGACTGGCCTCCCATGGGAGACCGACCACGCGAAGGATCGTTTTACTCTCATCCGCACCCTCGTTTGGTATTTCGAGGAGTTCTCCGACGACCTCCCCGTCATGACGTTCAATGGCGAGCCGGGAGTGGAAGTGAAGTTCGCCTTCGATCTCAACGACGGCAATGTCCTCGTCGGTATGCTCGATCGCGTTGTGACCTACATGGGCACTCCGTGGATCATGGATCAGAAAACGACTGGCACCACGCTCACTCCCAAGTTTTTCTTGCAGTTCAACCCGCACATGCAAGTCTCTCAATACACCTTCGCGGGCAAGGCCATACTCGACGCGCCTATTCAGGGAGTCATCATCGACGGGGTGCAAATCGCAGTGGGTTTCTCCCGCTACGCTCGCTCCCCAATCTACCGCACGGACAGCCAGCTCAACGAGTGGTATGACAGCGCCATGCTTCTCATCGAACGCGCCCAACATGCAGTGCGTGAGCAGCAATTCCCCATGAGCCCCTCCGCTTGCGGCAACTACGGGGGTTGCCAGTTCCGGGAGATCTGTTCACGTTCCCCCGAGGTGCGTCGCAACTTCCTCGCGGCTCGGTTTGTCAAGAAACCAAAGGCAGTGATAGCATGACCAAGATGGACAGCGACACCTCCGAAGAGTTCATCAAGCTGATGCTCATCGGTGACTCCGGCTCGGGCAAGACCGGCGCCCTTGCCTCACTCGCCCGCGCAGGCTACAAAATCCGCATCGCGGACATGGACGGAGGCACGCGCCCCCTCGCCGCGATCCTCAAGGCAACCGACCGCGCCGCCCTCGCCAACGTGGAGTATCAAACCTTCCGAGACAAATTCAAAACCACCAAGGCAGGCACTCAGTTGATCTACCCCGCGACTGCCTACCTCGACGCGACCAAGACCATGAACGAGTGGGATGATGGCTCCAAGCCCTCCGAGTGGGGCAAGGATTACATCTACGTGGTTGACTCCTTCACCCTCTTGTGTCAGGCGGCGCGGAACCAAGCCGAGTCCCTCGCCCCGGCTTCAAAAGACCCTCGCCAGTGGTTCTATGCGGCCCAGAGATCGGCCGAGCATTTCCTTGCGGCTGTCTGCGGACCTCACTTCCGCACGAATGTCATCATCTCAACGCACATCACCGACATTGAGATGAATGACGGCACTCGCAAGGGCTTCCCATCCGCGATTGGCGTTGCCCTGAGTCGCCATATTGGTAAATACCTCAACGAAATGTTTATCGTTGAGACCAAAGGCTCCGGCGGCAACGTCAAACGGATCATTCGCTCCTGCCCCAACGGGCAGACGGATGCTAAGACCTCCCTCGTCGGCTTGGCGAAGGAGCTTCCCATCGAAACAGGTCTCGCGGATATTTTCGCGGCCTTCAACACCTGAGGAAGCTTATGTCAGAGTTTAAATACAAACTCGGAGAAGTCGTCGAAGTCGGCTCGGGCAATGGAGGGCGTAGCTTACGCGCTCGCGTCGTCGGTCATGTCAAAGAGATTGATGGGCGTATCGGCTACATCGTCTCTATGTGGGCGAGCATGAGCGATCAGCTTTTGCGCTTACACCTGGAAGAGCATGAGCTTGCCCCCCTGCCTGAGATGGGCAGACCTTACTGAGTCCGCCACCACAACACCTGAACCAGCCACTACAACACTCACAAATCAACCGGAGACTACACCATGGATTTTGCCGCATACGCAGCCGTCGCCGTCGCTGAGATCCCCGAGAAGCAGTTGCTCCCCATGGGCAGCTACATCTTCACGGTGACTCGCCAGCCGGAGCAGAAGCTCACCGCCACTGGCACCTACACCATGCTCATCTTCTCCTGCAAGGTGGTCGATGCAATCGACGACTTCGAGCGTCCCGAGGAACTCGCTGAGTTCGAAGGTGGCGTCGCCGGGGAGAGCAAGCTCTACCGCCTCCTCTACCCCGAGGTTGCAAACAAAGACGAGGACGCAGCCGGCCTCAAGAAGCGTCAAGACGCAGCGGTCCGTCGCATCTCCCGCTTCCTCTCCGTGGACCTCGCGTGCGAGGGCGAAACCATGGGCGAGATGCTGGCCAACTCCCCCAACTCCCGCTTCGTGGGGGAGATCAAGCACAAACCAGACTCTCGCGATGTGAACGAGATGCAGGACGAGATCGACCGGACGGCGCCGGAGGTGTGATCCCTCCCAACTAAGGAAGAGGGGGGCTTCGGCTCCCCTTTTTTTCTTTCGGATTTGGAGGGCATGATGCGCACGCGAGAGAACACTAAATTCGTGCGAGAGCTTACTACGGATATGCTCAAAGTCACCGCGACTATTCCCCACGCCAAGGCAGAGGAATGGTGTAAATTGGACAGCATCAGTAGCTGGAAACAGTTGGAGGAAAAAATAATCATCATGGAAGAGCATATCTTGCTCGGCTTCCGCATCTTCGTGGAATCTCCAGGCGCCAACGAGAGATACAAGAACCGTCACCTCAGGAGCAAATAAATGCCCGATCTCTACCAGACAAACCTCATCACGGTCAATCGTGAGACACGCCAACGCAGAGAGCTCAAAGACATAGAGCAACTCGCGGCCTCGATCACCGCGCGTGGCCTCATCAACCCCATCACCATCACCCGTGAGGGCGTGCTCATCGCAGGCGAGCGCCGCCTTACCGCCATCCAAAGCCTCGGGTGGAATAAAATCCCCGTGACCTACATGGAGGACCTCTCCGAGGATGAACTCCACCTCATCGAGTTGGAAGAAAACACCCAACGCCTCGACATGACATGGCAGGAGATTGTAAGCTCCACCACCGCCTACCATGCCATTCAGGCGAAGCTCAACCCCGAGTGGTCTGTCTCCCAAACCGCGGAGGAGCTCAACCTCGATCGCCATGTCGTGGTGGATCGTATGCTCGTCCAAACCGAGATCGACAAGGGAAACCCCCTCGTCCTCGCCGCGGATAAATTCTCCGTCGCTCGCGGCTTGGCACGCCGTCAGGAAAGCCGGAGACAAGCAGCCATCCTCGAGAACGTGGTGGCCATCCCCTCCATCGAACTCTCGCCCGCAGCGCCCGGCGAGGCTACTCCCACTCCCGCCCCCACTCCCGCACCCGCAAGCCACCCCGGCGAAGCTCACATGCTCAACACCGACTTCCACTCTTGGATCGACACCACCACCGAGCAGCCCTTCAACCTCATCCACTGCGACTTTCCCTACGGCATAAACTTCGGCACCGCCAACCGCATGGCCTCCGCCAACGTCGAAGCCTACTCCGACACCCTCGAGGACTATCAAAACTGCGTTGCATCCCTCGCCAATGCCCCCATCGCAGCCTCGGCCCACCTCATCTTCTGGTTCTCCCCGATACACTTCGAGTGGACCAAGCTGGCCCTCATCCGACAAGGGTGGATTGTCAACCCCTTCCCCTTCATATGGGCGAAGTCAGACAACTCCGGCATCATCCCCGACGCCAACCGAGGGGGAAGGCGCACCTATGAAACCGCATTCCTTGCCTCCAAAGGCGACCGCCAGATCGTCCGACCCGTGGCAATGCACTGGCATGGCGCGCGTGGTGAGGCAGTCCACGCCTCGGTCAAGCCCAAGGGACTCTACGACCATCTCCTCCGCATGTATGTTGACGAGAACACCCGGATGCTCGACCCCACTTGCGGCTCGGGCAATGCCCTGCGCGTGGCAAAGGATCTCGGGGCGGAGTCAGTCCTCGGCCTGGAGAAGAGTGAAGTGTTCTGGCGTGATGCGGTCAGGCTTTGGGGGGATTGATACACACGTTCGGCCACGCCCCACCTACACACCCAAGGAGTTCCCATGCTCTACATCCCCATGCTTCTCATGTGCCTCGTCTCAAACCCCAAGGACTGCGAGCTCATCTACGGCACTCAGGTTTTCTTCGAACGCTCGATCCACACCTGCTATGAAAAGCTCGCCGTTGCAAGCGAGGAAATCCGCACTCTCCCTGCCGCCCACCCCTCAATCGTAACCCTTCGCCCCATCTGCATCCCCGTGCCGAGGACTGTCTAATGACTCTCATGATAGTCGGCGACTACTGGTCCAAGGAGGATCTCCAAAACGGCCAGTCGTTCTCAAGCGGTATGCGCTACCTCCTCAACACCTTCCTAGACTCCGCGCAGATCAACAAGGACGATTGCTATTTCACTGATGTGTTCCACGAATACCCCACCTCCTCCAACATCTTCGCCTTCTGCGGGACAAAGGCCGAGGGCATACCCGACCTCCCCTTAATCGCTCAGGGCAAATACATCAAGCGGGAGCACGAGCACCACATCGAACGCCTCTACCGTGAGATCAAAATCGTCAAGCCCAACCTGATACTGGCTCTTGGAGCCGCCGCCTTCGCCGTGCTCCTTCGCGCTAAAGTCCCCCTCCGAGCCAACCGCGGTGGAGTTTTCTTCCTCGACATACCGGGCTACGACACTCCCGTCAAAGTGCTTGGCACTCACCACCCGCGCGAAATTCACCGGGAGTGGAACCTCCGCCCCATCGTGATCGCTGACTTCATCCGCGCCTCCGACCAGATGTGTTCCCCCGACTACAATCGCCCTCACCGCATGATCTGGACTGAACCCACCATTCCCGACCTGCACTCGTTTGAGAAGGAGTTCCTCACCCCTGATTGGGCCGTGCCTTGCGGAGTGGACATTGAGACCAAGCGCGAGACCATCACGGAGATCGGCTTCTCTCC